TAGAATTGTTACAACTGTAGACGCTTACGTAGAAATTTCTTCTGCACCAACTGCATCTTCATCATCATTTATTTTACCAGCATTTACTGTTGAGTATTTTAGAGTAGCTGGATCTGATAAAGTAGCTGTACTAAGAGTAGGTGATAATAATGGAACCGCTAGAGTAACAGAACTTAGTCAGTAATGAGACCATTATTTATATCAATACGAAGTCAAGACAGATACCGTAATCGTAGGACAGATGTGCCTAACGATGCTTTAAACCTAGAAGATTTAACTTATTTATTATTAGAAACAGGAGACAACATTATACGAGAAGATGGTGTTGGCGTTTCTTACTTTACTAATACCCCAATTCAGAACTAATGACATTTGAAGAATTAGTAAAAATATTAAAACAAAAAGAGCATAGCTCTGAACAACAAAAAAAGACTAAACAATTTAAGAATTTAAGAAAGAGGATAAAACATGGCTGATAGTAAGATTAGTGATTTGACAGCATTAACGTCTAGTGCATCAGATGATGTATTACCTATAGTAGACACCAGTGCAACTGCCACTAAGAAAATGACTATAGAAAATATATTTAAAGAAATACCTGTAAGTGTAGGTATTAATGAAGGCACACCACTTGCTAAATTGCACGTAGTTAGAGATGCTATTAATCATTCAACGCAAAGTTCACTAGCACCAATATTTGTTGAAGATGATACTAGACCAGGCATTTTTATTTCAGGTAATTTAAACAACATAGGTATTATACAATTTGGTGATAACTCATCAATTAACGCAGGTGAGATTTTTTACGATCATAGTGCTGATAAATTTAGTTTAAGATGTGCAGGTACAGTACAAGCAACTTTAGCTGATGGTGTATTAGCACCAGAGACAGATTCAGATGTAGATTTAGGTACAACCTCTTTACGCTTTAAAGATACATTTGTAGATTCAATTACTGTTACTGGTGAAGTAGATGCTGCAAGTTTAGATATATCTGGTAATGCTGATATTGATGGTACTTTAGAAACAGATGCTTTATCTATTAATGGTACAGCAGTAACTTCAAATGCAGCAGAATTAAATATATTAGATGGTAAAAGTTTTGTAGATGAAGATGATATGTCTTCTAATAGTGCTACAGCAATTGCATCTCAACAATCTATTAAAGCCTATGTAGATTCAACAACATCAGATATTAATTATAACTTAACTAAAACTGCAAACTATACTGCAGTTGCTGGTGATAGAATATTATGTGATACTTCTGGTGGTGCATTTACAATTACATTACCTGCAAGTCCAAATGCTGGTGATAAAGTACATGTACTTGATGCCGCTGCATCATTTGATAATAACAATTTAACAATAGCAAGAAATAGTAAAAAAATACAAGGTGCTACTGCTGATCTAACTATTACTACAGAAAATACTGGTATTGGTTTAGTATTTTATAATGACACTTATGGTTGGAGAATACTAGTAGATGCTTATGGAGTAGATCCAACGGAGCTATAATATGTCAGATATATATAATCCTAATCAGGATATACATATAGATAAAACAACAAGCAAACTTGTAGTAAAGAAATCACAAGATACTGAATCTATACTTAAAGCTAATAAGATAGCAAGAAATCATACAGAACAAAAAGGTGAGTTTCAACGTATAGCACAGATACCATTGATTGCATTACAAATTAAAACTAAAGAACTATTTGGTCATTCTAATTATCATCAATTACATGCAGATGATCAAAGAGATATTATTAAAAAGATGATTAATAGTAATGAGTTCGAAAACTTTAGAACAGGAAGTAAAAGGTTATAATGGCTTTAAACAATTATGCAAATTTAAAAACAGCTATTGCTAATTTCTTAGCACGTGATGATTTAACTACAGAGATAGATGACTTTATAGATCTTACTGAAGCAGACTTTAATCGTAGATTAAGAATAAGAGATATGGAAAGTGTTGATAGTGCATTTACTATTGATGCAGCAACTGAAGCATTACCTACTGGATTTTTACAGATAAGAAGTTTTATTCTAACTAGTGCTACTCCTGATAGAGTATTATCATTAATGACTCCTTTTCATCAAGCTGATACACAAGACTTTACTAATACAGGTGTACCTAGAGCTTTCTCTATTGAAGGATCAAACTTTAGATTTAGTCCTGCACCTGATAGTTCTTACACAGCAAGAATAGTTTTTTATAAAGCCTTTGATAGTATTGATAGTACAACTACAACTAATACTATTTTAACAAAGTTTCCTGATATATATTTATATGGTGCATTATATTATGCATCAACATTTATTAGAGGTATGGATCAACAAACTGTAATACAATTTAAAAGTCAGTATGAAGCTGCAATTAAACAAGCAGAAGATGCAGATGCTTTAGATAAATACAATGGTTCACCTTTAATTCAAAGATCAGGTATTAATATTAATCATTTAGATAACGTAAAATAATGCAGTTACCTTTTGGAGAATGGCTACCAGACTTACCAGATCATGTAAATCCTGGTGCTACACAAGCACGAAATGTATTTCCTGCAGTAAACAGTTATAGACCATTTCAAAATATAGCTGCCACTACAAGTAATGGAACTACAGCTAGATGCCAAGGTGGTAAAGCATTTAAATCTGATGGTGGTGTAGTATCTATCTTTGCAGGTGATGCTACTAAGTTATATAAAATAACTAATAATGCTTTTGTAGATGAAAGTGGCGGTACTACTTTTAGTTTTCCTGCTGAGTCCTATTGGGATTTTGTAAGGTTTGGTGAAGTAGTTATTGCATTTAATGGTGACGATGCTGCTCAAGCATGGACTTTAGATTCATCAACTGACTTTGCTGCATTAGCTGGATCACCTCCAGTATTTAGACATGCTGCTGTTGTTGGTAATTTTTTAGTTACAGGATTTCAACCAACACTACAGAACAAAGTACAATGGTCTAGTTTTAATACACCTACTGCATGGGTAGCAGGAGTTAATCAATCTGACTCTGAAGTGTTACCTGAAGGTGGAGTTATCACAGGTATTACTGGTGGACAACATGGTTTAATATTCCAAGAAGATCGTATTACTAGGATGGATTATCGTGGTGGTAATGTAGTATTTTCTTTTAGAAGAATAGAAGATAATAGAGGAGCTGTACAAGGTAAGAATATAATACAAGTAGGTAATCTAGTATATTATTTATCTGAAGATGGATTTTATGTTACTGATGGTTCTAGTTCTAAACCTATAGGTGCAAATAAAGTAGATCGTTTCTTTTATAATGATCTTAAATTTGTATTAAGAGAACGAGTAAGAGCATCATATGATCATGAAAACAAATTAGTTATGTGGTCTTATCCATCTGCTACTGGTAATAACTCTGGTACTCATAATGATAAAATATTAATATATCATATAGCTAGTCAAAGATGGTCTATTGTAGAATTAGAACATGAAATTATTATTGATTACCTTTCTCCTGGATTTACTTTAGAAGAACTAGATGACTATCCTACATCAGGTACAAATGATTTAGATGCAATAACCGTATCACTAGATAGTGCTGTGTTTATTGGTGGCTTAAGAACATTAGGTGCTGTAGATACAAATCATAAACTAGGATCATTTGGTGGAGATGCATTAGAAGCAGAGATAGGTACAGCAGAACAAGAATTTGCAAAAAATAGTAGATCATTAGTTACTAATGTAAGACCTATTGTAGATACTACTGCTGCTACAGGAACATTAAGTTTTAGAAACAGAGTTGCTGATACTGTTACTAATACTGCTGCCTCTAGTATGCATGCTACAGGTACAATGCCTTTTCATAAATCAGCAAGATATTTTAAATTTAACTTAACTATACCTGCAGCTACCACGTGGTCAGATGCACAAGGTATAGATATAGAAGCAATCAAAGAAGGTTATAGATAATGGCACAGTTTGACGATTTAGTAGCAAAGTATAGAAACTTAAGTTATGGAAGATTAGCAGGAACTAATCCATCTGCAGTTAATTCTTTATTAAATGCACAAGATAGAGGTACTAACTCTATTACTAGTCCTAATTATTTTGGTAACATACCTATAGAACAACAACAATATATTGAAACTCCTACTGGTTTTATAGGACAAAATCAATTTAGAATAGATCCAAACACTGGTATACCTGTATTTGAAACACCAACTACTGAAGCTATCAATCAAGGTATTGAGATGGGTGGAGGTATTATAGGCTCTGGTGTTTATGATCAAGATGTAGATTATGGTGATCCTGGTTATGCAGGTGTAATACCTGCAGATCCTGATACTGGTTTAGTAGGCACAACTACAGAACAACAACAACAACGTGGTGGTGAAGGTCGTGATAAAACTGGACCAGGAATATCTACAGAAGTTATAGGTGGTAGAGTATTTAGATTTGATGAAGAAGGAAATGTGACACGATTAGATCCTGAATCAATAGATGCTAGATTTGCTACATTTATGGACAAAATACTTGGTTATACACCAGTCAGTCTTGCAAGAGGTTTATTAGATTTAGATGATAATCCAAATGAAGTTTATAGTAGAATTTTAGACAAATATGGAGAAGAAACAGCAACAGCTTTTTCTATAGAAAATGCAAAAGCCATTAATAAAGAAATGAATACTAATGCAGCTGCTAGACGAGCTGAAGTAGAAGCTAACTTTAGAGAAACAGCAACTCAAGCAGAAAAAGATAGATTAGATATGACTGATAAAGAACGTGGTATTGTAGATAAAGAAT